AAAACACATTTTCAACAACTTAATCCAACTGTACTTAATAATTTTGTACAAATGGCTAGTGCTTATTTTAATAATACTGGTAAAAAATTACAAGTTAATTCAGCTTTTAGATCAATGGAAGAACAAGCAAAAGTTAACTCGGGTAGTAATCCTAGAGCGGCACCTGGAAAAAGTTTACACAATGTTGGTAAAGCAGTAGACATTAACTCTAGTCAGGTATCAGAGTTACAATCATCTGGATTATTGGGACAATATGGATTTAGTCCGTTAAATGGAGATCCGCCACATATTCAAATGCCGTCTGCTGCTACTGGAGGCATATTAAGTGGACCCATGGGTGGTTATCAAGCTATGCTACACGGCAACGAAGCTGTAGTACCTTTACCTGATGGCAAAACAATTCCTTTGCAAAACAAAGGTAATAGCGGTTCAAAAGAACAAACTGCGTTATTAAACATGGAACTAGACAAATTAGATTCTATGTTAGCGGTTATGCAAAAACAAAATGATATTACTAATAAAATTCTAGCGAAGCAAAGTTAAGGTATAGCATATGGCACAATTTAGTCCAGAAGAAGCTCAAAGAATTATAGATGAGTATAATCAAAAATTAAAAGATAAACAACCTATATCTGACGACTTAGCTAAAGCTATGAAAGATGCTGCCAGTGGCATCCAAAATTATACAGATAATTTAAAAAGTAGTCTTGATAAAGTAACTGACGCCGCATCAAAAATGGGCAAAGCCTTGGTAAAAGGCGAGTCAGGACTTAGCGTTTATAATGACACAATTGAAGCTGGCGCCGATGCTATGGGTGCCTGGGCGCAAAAACTTCCTGGTGTAGGAGGCGCTTTAAGTAGTGCGGCCAAAGCAACCGCACAAGCAATAGTATTAATTAACAAACAAGCAGATACATTATTCCAAAATTATCAAAGTATAAGTCGTTCTGGTTTAGTAACTGGCATGGCTGATACATTTAAAAATTTAGAATCTGCTGGATACACCGTTGCTGAAATACAAGAATACGGTACCTTAATGAAACAAAATGCCGAAACACTAGCAACATTTGGTGGAACAGCGGCGCAAGGTGCTAAACAATTTGCCGATGTAGCACAAGCAATCCAAACTTCAGATGCTCAAACAAATTTTATGATGTTAGGCATGAATGTTACTGATATAAACAGTGGAGTTGTTAATTATATAAAAATTCAACAACAAAGTGGATCAACAAGAGTACAATCTAATCAAGAATTAAAAGAAAGTGCTCAAGAATTTATTATGCAACAAGACAGATTAACAAAATTAACAGGTCTTAATGCTGAACAACAAAATAAAGTCTATGAACATGCGTTAGCAATGGAACAATATAGTGCCCATATGCAAAATTTACAAGCTAAAGCAGATGCTGGAGACAAATCAGCTCAACTTGAAATAGACCGTAATAAAGAAATAATTGAAAATTCGTATGCTAAAGGCGGTCAAGCTATAGCCGATGAAGCCTCGATGTTTTTAGCTGGCGCTATTAATAGTCCTCAAGCTCAACAGTTTCGATTAAAATATGCCGCAACCGCAAAATTAATAGATAGTGGTGTTAAAGATGCTAGTGTAATTAATAAACAAATGGCATTAGATGCTGGTAAAACATTAAGAGAACAATCTACGCTTGGGCAATATGGTCAATTTAATAAAACTTTTGGAGACATAACTGGCACAATGCGACTAGCTGCTAGTGCTACCACTGATGCTACTAAAAATACTGTTGCTGCTATTGAAGAAGAAAAAAAAGCAATAGAAGGAGCCGATGAATCAGTTAAAGCTAGTGTTAAATTAAGACAAGATCAAAGAGACGTTACAAAATCGTTAGACACATTGATTAACAAAGGTGTTGAGCCTGTAGCTAAAGGATTTGCTGGGCTAACATCAGTAGCACAACAACTAGTAGGAGTAGCTGGCCAAGCTGCTGGTAAGCAAGGACAAATTGGCGGTGGTACTACATTACTAAACAAAATTGGCATCGGCGGGTCATCGGCAGTAGAAGCACCAGTTAGCACCGGAGGTGGTGGTGGCGGTGGCGGTACTGGTGGTGGGACAGCTGCGCCAGCATCTGAACCAAGTAGTTCAGTTTTAGATAAAGTAAAAAACATATTTAACGGCCAAGCTCTTAGCTCACTTGGAGTTGGCGGAACTAGTGGCGGTGGACTTGTTGCTGGTATGGATGCGGTTAAACAAATGATTATTCGTCATGAAGGTATGAAAACTAAACCATACATAGATTCAATGGGAAATTGGACAGTTGGTGTAGGGCATTTAATTGGTAAATCGTTACCAGCTGATATGAATAGAGAATTTAGTCAACAAGAAATAATGGGCATGTTTGAACAAGATTTTGCCAAACACTATGGTATTGCTCAACAAACTCCTGGATGGGACAAAGCCAATGAATCTGGCAAAGGCGCCATGGTTGATTTAGCATTTAACATGGGACAATGGTGGACTAAATTTCCAGCCACAGCAAAAGCATTAATGTCTGGTGATTTTACCGGAGCTGCATCAGGATTAAAAGATAGTGCTTGGTTTAAACAAGTAGGCAGTCGAGGGGCTACAATAGTAGCAATGATGTCACAAGGAGGGGGAGCCAGTCAAGGATCTCTAAGTGGTCCATCTAGTCAATATAACTCTCAAGTGAACAATAATGATTCAATAGTACCTTTGCCAAATGGTAGATCAATTCCTGTGACAAATATGGCAGAATCGGCTGATTCTTCGGAAAATAATAAGATAATTTCAATGAAGATAGCCAAATTGGATCAATTGATTAGCGGAATGATTAAAAACAACAACTTGTCGAGCAAGATATTACAGCGACAAAGCTAAACAACTAAATATAAAACTATGGCAATTAACAACGGCAAAAATGGACGCAATGGCGGCTGGAGAAAGTATTTCAAGGTAGCTGATGTAAATCAGTTAGGACAACTCAGCCCAATTTCAGGCAAAAATAACTTTGGACTTCCTGGATATAATCGTCCTGGGTCGGATTTTGAAAATGGGAGTCGTAACGAGTTTGCTTTTCGTAACTATGCGTCACGCTTACCAGAAGTATATTCTGGACATCCTAATCGTTTAGAGCGTTACAATCAATATGAAAATATGGATTGTGATAGCGAAGTTAATGCTTGCTTGGATATTATTGCTGAATTTAGTACACAAAGTAATTTAGATAATAATACACCTTTTGATATTGAATTTAACGATCAGCCCACTGATCATGAAATTGAAATGGTTAAAAAACAATTAATACAATGGACTAAGCTAAACAAATTAGACCAGCGTATGTTTAAATTATTCCGCAATACTATCAAGTATGGCGATCAAGTATTTGTTCGCGACCCAGAAACATTTGAAATGTATTGGATTGACATGATCAAAGTAGCCCGGGTTATTGTTAATGAGTCAGAAGGCAAACGCCCTGAACAGTATATCATTCGCGATATCAATCCAAACTTTCAAAACATGAGTATGGCAGCCAAAACAACTTCTGACTATTATGTCAGTCGTTCAACTGGTAGCGTTACTACAGGCAACAACTACAATGCTCCAAACGGAGGAGCAGGTGGTGGCGGTGGTGGTGGAGTGGGCAACAGTCGCTTTACACAAGCCATGAATGAATCATGCATTGACGCTAAACATGTCGTACATTTAAGTCTAAATGAAGGTCTAGATTACTTTTGGCCTTTTGGGCAAAGTATTTTAGAAAACATTTACAAAGTTTACAAACAAAAAGAGCTACTAGAAGATTCAGTTCTTATCTATCGGGTACAAAGAGCTCCAGAACGCCGTTTATTCAAAATTGATGTGGGTAACATGCCCAGTCATATGGCCATGGCCTTTGTTGAGCGTGTTAAAAATGAAATGCATCAACGCCGTATTCCTACTGTAACAGGTGGCGGCTCTAATATGATGGATGCTAGTTACAATCCATTAAGTGTTAACGAAGATTATTTCTTTCCGCAAACGTCTGAAGGACGGGGCAGTTCTGTAGAAGTTCTACCCGGCGGTCAGAATTTAGGTGAAATTGACGACTTAAAATATTTTAACAACAAAATGGCTCGCGGATTGCGTGTGCCAAGTAGCTATCTGCCAACTGGTCCAGATGACTCTGGTGCTGCTATGAATGATGGCAAGGTAGGTACAGCATTAATACAAGAATTCCGATTTAACAAGTATTGCGAACGCTTGCAAAAGCTAATTATGCAAAAGTTAGATGATGAATTTAAACTGTTTTTACGCTGGAGAGGCTTTAACATTGACAGCGGAATCTTTAGTATTAATCTAGCTGAACCACAAAATTTTGCCAGCTATCGCCAGTCAGAACTTGATACAGCTCGTGTTGCTACATTTACCGCTATCGAACCGTTGCCATATATGAGTAAACGCTTTTTGCTCAAACGATACTTAGGTTTAACTGATGAAGAAATTTTTGAAAATGAAACATTATGGCAAGAAGAGCGTGACGTAGCCAGCCAGATAAAAGCATCAGGCAAAGATCTTCGTAATGTTGGAG